GCGAGGTGCAAGCCTTCGATGTCACCAAGGGCTACCCAACAAAGTTGGAGTATAATTTCTAGGGAGAACGAGCATGAAAGATTGGACTGCCCGTTATTAAGTGGATATGATGGAAAGGATATGAGGTGATGGTGGATTTTGTTTCATTGTCACCTCTTTGCATATTGGTTTTGTCTGTGATTTTACTTTCAGATTGTAAGAATAACCAAAATTTACCCCCCCATTTTGTGATAAATTGTAACCATTAGTATAGTTTAACGATATAATTTTGCAGAATACTTGCATGATAATGAATAATTTTGTACGTTTGCGTCATTCGTAATAATAACATTGTATAAGTTAAACATGAAGAACAGTAATGAAAAAAGATGACGAAAAAGAAATCAAGACCGCATTGCATCGCATAATGAGCTTTGGCGGTCGGAGAAAGAGAGTTGAAAACTCTTTGTGGAAAGCCAAGTGGTTGCCAGTCATAGTCATGTTGGTAAGATGGTATGGCACGTTTGACTTTTATTCAAACCCTAGGGAGATATTCATGGACTACCGTGATAATGAGTTTTGCGTGATGTGGTTCTACACCATCGCATACATATTCCTGCCTTATTACATGTGGGACAAGGCGGTGAACCATGAGTTATGTTTCCGATGGAAGATACCGATGGTATATTTGTTTGCGCTCAACATAGAGCATGTCTTCTACGATTCCATCATTATCACCATGGACATGGTTTATTTCGATTTCATTCTCATTGGTCTAACCTTGTTGTTGTATGTCTATGCTGGAATCAAGCGAATATAGGATAGTGGCAGCTAGCCTTCGGACTTTGGCAGACAAAGCGGAGGCAGAGGCGAATGCCATAGACAAAGGCGAGCCACGTAGTTGCGGAGTCAAGGGAGTTGACTTGGAGTTGATGGTATTGCAACTTGCCATGTTGAACGATGGCACAATCAACAAGGGCATGGTGGCTGAGATATTGGGCAAGTCACCACGCATGGTGGAGAAATATGTGGCAGATGGCACGATACCACAAGGCATGGATGAGAAACATGGGCACGCACAACGTTGGAGTCGTGCCTTGATAGAGTATGTTGCCAACAAGAAGCGATTCTTTCGCAAGCAAGCGAAGAAATATGGCTTGTTGTAAGAAAAATAAGCATGTAATCGGGGAAGTCTTCAATGGATTTCCCTGTTTTTTTTGTTGAGGCTTTTCTTTCGTATTTTAACGAAATGGAAAGTAGTTGATAATCTGTGAGTTAAACAAACTTTGGGTAAGTTAGAGAAATTGCTCCAATAAGTTCTTACCTTTGCCACCGTAATCGGTTACATGTGTGTATCATTATTGTTTAACATTTTATCTTTAGGAATTATGGCAGAAGAAGTAATCAAGACCACTTCCTGTTGCAATGACGCAATGATGGGAGGTATGCTTGGAGCGATGGCAAATCGCAACAACAATGACCCTTTGGCATTGATGGCGGCTATGCGTGACCGTGACGATGCCGACATGTGGAACAATCCATTTGCCTACATGATGATGATGGGCGTGATGAAATGGATGTACGGTGACAACTGGAACAACCGTGACAACGGAGCGGACGTTCAGCGTGCGGAGATTCAGAGCCAGATAGAGAGCCTTCGCAACCAGATGGCAGACAACCAGAACAGCAACTTGTTGATGGGTGCAATCCAAGGCAACGGCAACGACTTGAAGATGCTTGCCAGCAACTTGAACTGTGACTTCAACGCCTTGCAGACTTCCGTCTGTGGCATTCAGGCAGCTATTCAGCAGGTGGGCGGTCAGGTAGGTTTCTCAGCGGAGCGTGTCATCAACGCCGTGGAGCGTGGTAACTTGAACCTCATACAGAACTTGAAGGATTGTTGCTGCCAGACGCAGCAGAACATCATCAGGATGGGGTACGAGAACCAGCTAGGACAGAAGGACATCATCAACAACATGCAGCGAGGCTTCGACTTCAACAATAGAAGTGTCGAGAGAGCGGCATCGAGTCTTGGCTATCAGATGAGCACCGACAAGTGTGACATCATCCGTGCAGGTGAGAATAACGCACAGCGAATCATCGATACCTTGAACGGTCATTGGAGACAGGAGCAAGCCGACGAGATTCAGGACTTGAAGTTTAAGAACTCCCAGTTGCAGCAGAACCTATTCATGTACAACCTCTATAACGGCGGTTGTGGATGTGGCGCAGCCATGGGAGGCGATTATCAGTAATGTCGTATGAAACAAAAGCGTAGTATGAACAAAATATCTCCAGTGGGTTTGGCTACTACGGCTTTGGTAGCCAACCAAGTTTCAGTCTTGGCAACTTTCAGCGAGAGACTTAGCCGACCTTTTTGCGTGAACTCCACGGTTCAGCCGCAGGCAACGCTTACCTATCGGTATGAAACGCCTTATCTGAATGGAACAACGGTGTTTGTTCCAATTGTGGCAACCATTTCCATCATAACTCCTACAGGAGGGCGCAATGGCAACATGACGAGGGCGCAGCCGATGATTTACTCAGAGCGGTTCGTGGCGGCATTCCAAGGTCAGACGGCACTTCCTACGGCGGTGACAATCACCAGCGTAGGGAGGATGCAACAGGCGAACGATGTGGTGTGTGGCAAGGCACGTGTGCTTGACATACACGATTCCCTAACAGTAGCATTGACTACAGCTTAGTATCGAACATAGGGGGAAATGGTGGTGTTGAGGCTACCGTTTCCCTCGCCGAATCACAACTTAAAAATAGAAGACTATGTTATTCAAGGACTTGAAGAGCGGTTTCCCTGTCCATCTGTTTGATAGGGCGACCCGACAATATAAGCAGGGCAAGGTGATGAGCGTAAGCCCACCTCACCCCGACATGGACACCACCAAGAAGCCTAGCATGATGCCACCCATGCCAGGGATGCCGAACTACAACAAGCTGTATGTAGATGTTTGCGTACAGACGGAGGACGGCAACCAAAACACCTACTTGGTCGTAGATACGGAGCAATCGGCGTACCACAACACCTTGGTCATCTCCTGTAGCAAGGAGAACATCATTAATGAGGTGAACGCATTGAAGACACAGGCTGAGGACGTGCTTGGCAAGGTGCCAGAGTTCGAGAAGACCGTGGAGGACTGCAACAAACTGTTGGAAACACTCGACACCTCGTTTCGTGAGCAACAGGCAACCGACAAGAGACTGTCGAAGTTGGAGGAGGGAATGGCTGAACTCCTCAAATTTGTCAAATCAAAAACGTAAGACTATGAACCTATTGGAGTTAATCAAAAAATACCAAGCCGACGCAACGGACGAACAGATGTTGGCCGTGACCAAGATAATCGGCGAGTTTGTGGCACTCCATGCCAATGATGGAGAGCTACTAAAGTTGTACAAGGACATTTTCGGCGTTGTGGGCAACGGACACTTCAACGACTACTTCGCTGAGGCTCAAATCAAGAACATGCGGTTTGAGGACGAGAAGGGCAACGAGCGTCGTGCCCCATACTTCACCGATGCGAAGACGGAGGAAGTGTATGAGACGGTGAAGGACGAGATACGCCCTTACAACCAACACGACTTCGCCGTGGTGATGAACATGGTCTATAGCGACAACCACAATTTGCTGGTGAAATGGTTTCCCGATGCCAGTGAGGAACAGATGCTAGACAAGGTGGTCGATATGGCGGTGACTTGGCTCAACGACGAGGATAACCCATACGGCACATGCAAGGCATGGGGCTACTTCAACCACTAGACGGATATTCCATAACACCTAGAGATAAAAGAGAATGAAAACTATCAAAAGGGAATGCGGTCGTAAAGAAAGGCTTGCATTCCTTTTTTTCGTTTCAAGTTGCGCAAATTATCACTGAGAAGCTAGGACTATGCGCTATATTTGCATAGTTTCCACAACGTAGTGGGAAAATAATAAAGCAAGAAAGTATGAATGATATTCGTAGTTATGTCGTAATGGCGGTTGGGGCTGTGCTGGCTATGCTAAGTCCCATCATGGACTTCATCTTTGCCATGCTGTTGCTCCTTGGACTGAATTTTATCTTTGGACTGGTGGCTGCAAGGCTGAATGGCGAGAAGTGGGACTGGAAGAAGGCAGGCATGTGCTTTGTCTTCGCAGCGGTGTTCTTTGTGATAGTGGTGAGCATCTTCTTCATCGGGGAATGGCTTCATTGCCACGACAGGGCGGTGAGTGCCGTGCAATATGTCTGTTGGGCGACCACCTATTTCTTCGGAACGAACATCTTGCGCAATTGGCGCAACATCCTGAAGAAGGACTCCACATGGTACAAGTTGGTTGACTTCCTGTATTACATCTTGTCGGCGAAGTTCATAGAGGACATACCGTATTTCAAGAGTTACCAAGAGTACAAGGAAAAGCAAAATGAGAACTTAAAGCCAGAAGACCATGACGATAACTAAGGAACAACTCATCAGGATCATGCCCCATGCCAAGAGCAGGGCAGACCAGTACATCAACTACATCAATGGCTATTCCAAGGACTTTGGCATCACCACGTCCTTGCGCATGGCTCACTATTTGGCTCAGATAGCCCATGAGTCGGGAGAGTTGCGTTATACGCAGGAGATTGCTAGTGGCAAGGCATACGAGGGGCGCAAGGACTTGGGCAACACCCAAAAAGGTGACGGCGTTCGCTTCAAGGGACGTGGGCTGATACAGATAACAGGACGTGCCAACTATAAGTTGTATGCAGCCTTTTGTGGCTTCGATGTGGTGAGCAACCCAGAGTTGCTTGAACGTCCTCTTGGGGCGGTGCGCTCCAGTATGTGGTTTTGGCAGAGGCATGGCTTGAATGAGCTTGCCGACAAGGACAATGTCCGTGCCATTACTCGTAAGATAAACGGAGGTTACAACGGCTTGGAAGACAGAGAAATGTATCTTGTACGGGCCAAATCGACATTGGGAGTGAAATAAAATGAGACTGAGACATATCATATATTACATGGGAATATGGGCATTGTTTCTGTTTGTCCTATTCCTGACCAGTTGCAGGACACGGACGGTGGCGATGGACAGATACGTCGCCTACGACCGTACCGACAAAAGTGTGGACAGCACCTTGCAGAGACGCTTCATCCAAGCCTTCGAGCAGATGGCGAGATACCAGAGCACCCAACGTGAGACGAACGTGAAGGAAACAACCCATGTGAAGGACAGTACCAGTACCATGCTGGATGCGGACGGCAAGGTGATACGTACCGACAACTTCCATACGGTAGTGAGCAACAAGGAGAGCAAGGAAACGACCAAGCTGAGGGATTCCGTCTTGGTGCTGAGGCAGACGGTTGACAGCTTGCAGGAGTTGAGAGCTAGCAAGGACTCATTGCTTGTGGCACAAAAGGACTCCATCAACGAGTTGAGGAAGAATGTTTCCACCTTGCAGGAAAGTAGTTGGAATGTTTGGATAGTTTTTGTCCTGTTTCTAACGTATTGGGTGGTGGCTATCATGGCTTTCAAGGTTGGAAAATATGCAGGAGGGAATAATCATGGCAAATGTAATAAAGACTAAGGTAAGTTTCTCCATCACGAAAGGCAACATCCTAGGTGTGGTGGAGGGCATCAGTGTGATGCTCTCGCAGCACAACGGCGGAAGCCCTACCTTCGAGGAGCTATGGGCGAGTGAGAGCGAATCGCCCAAGTTGGATATATACTACCGTGAGGCGGTCAACGACTTGGAAACACAGCTTCGCAAGTTTTCCTCGTCGAACATAACAGACTTTGCCCTTGACGTTTCGGCGAAAGACGTGGCCATTTCCTTCAAGCCAGTGTCGTATTGGGATTCAAGGCTGCAAAATCTCCTGAGCAACAAGGTAAAGGAGTTCTTGGTGCATTCCATCATAGGCGGTTGGTTGTCGGACTTCCCAGAGTTCGCTCATCCCGACTATCTTTCCATGGCGGCCGATGACATACAGGTGATACGTGACATTCTTCTGGAAAGAAAGTTGAACTTCACAGGCGACAAGAGAGTTGATGATAATCAGACGAAGGACGATGATACAACCAACCGTGACGCTACGGAGCGCATAGCCGACGAGGAGAAGCCTTTTGTGCAAGACAAGTTGGCTGAGTACAGGCACCTGGACTTGACGAGGATAAAGACCCTTGACGATGGCATGAGGGGCATGGAGCGCAACGAGGACAACGCCACGAACTGCTTTTGTCAGGAATGGGTGGATTTTAGTAACGACTTAATGTAATGAGAATATGAGAAAGAAAATCGAAATCACATTTGACTTGATGCA